TTCATCTCCGCAGCGGATGTGGAAGCCGCTATGCTCCGATCCGTTACCACAGCCTACACCGACCCTCTGGCACTGGGAGTGGACGTTGCCCGCTATGGCTCCAACGAGTCCGTCATCTTCATCCGCAAGGGCCGAGACGCCCGCACAATCCCGGCTCAGATCTATCGCGGCCTTAATACGGTCGAACTCGCCACACGGGTCCAACAAGCATTCGAGACTTATCATGCCGATGGGATTTTCATTGATGGTGGTGGTGTGGGTGGTGGTGTTGTCGATCAGTGCCGTCATATGCATCTCTTTTGCTTTGACGTACAGTTCGGTGCCAAGGACGACATCGGCGGCTCCGCAACCGGCAACGATGGGGAGCGCTATGCCAACAAGCGCGCTGCCATGTGGGGTGCCCTCCGGGCCTGGATCAAGACCGGAGCCCTGCCCCCTGACCCAGAGCTCAAGGCCCAACTGATCGGCCCAACCTACACCTACAATGTCCGCAACGAGATCCTTCTCGAGTCGAAGGAAGAGATGATGAAGCGCGGTGTCGAGTCGCCTGACCGAGCCGACGCCCTGGCCCTGACCTTCGCCTACCCCTTGGCTGGCCACGCCTACGCAGGCGCCTGGGGCCCGCGCAAGGATCCAGTTGAGACTGAATGGGACCCCTTCTCCGCAGAACGAATGGTGGCATAGATGAACGCGATTACCAAACCAATCGGCCAAGCCGCTTCGTGGTTCGCTGACAACGTCCTTGGCATCGACAACTCACCAGACACCTTCACCCTCTCCGCTGACCAAGCCGGTGCCGCAGGTCAACCTGCCCCGGCCCCAGCTGCGCCACAGATGGCCCTGGCTCCAACGGTCCCAGAGCCGATCACTCCACAGGCCGCACCCACCCCTTCGATCACAAACATCATCAATCCACCGCCTCCACCGCCTGCTCCGCCAGCCTTCGGCTCTGCCCCTTCGGGCGGCAAGCCAACGAACCGCAGGGGCACAACCTTCCTTGGCCAGTCCGCCCAACCGCAGCGCCGGGCAGCAGCTGCTGGCTTTGGCTTCGACAAACAATCCTCCGGCTCTAAGACCCTCATAGGTCAAGCCTAATGCCAACCGTTCCCAAGAGCCAAGGCTCCTTCCTGGGCAAGGACCCAGATCGTGCGCCTTACTCTGGGCCACCGCCAGCGGAGTCACAGCCATCCCAGCCTTCCCAACTCTACATGCTGATGGCCGCTGCGACGATGCGCGACATGGGACGGCTCTACGCTCCAGTCAAGATCCCAGTTCCCGGTATCCTCTCCTCCGCCAGGGCCGAGTATTGGTCCCAAGCCGAACGAGAGCTTCCTAAGGAACCCCCCAATCCGGCCACCTTGGTCGAGAAGCCCCAACAAGTGGCAGAGAAGTAATGGCCAAGCCGAAGCCTATCACTAACGAGGACACGGCCCTCTGGGGCTACTCCAACGGTCGCTTGATGGGCCTCCGCACGAACCGCTACTCTTGGTGGACCCACTGGCGCGAACTCGCGGACTACTTCCTCCCAAGGAGATACAAATGGTTAGTGACCCCCAACCAGATGGCGCGTGGCTCACCGATCAATCAACACATCCTCGACAGTACAGGTGTGATAGCGGCTCGCAACCTGGCTTCGGGACTGGTGTCGGGCAAGTCGTCTCCCACCCGTCCTTGGTTCAAGCTTCGGATCGGTACCGAAGACTCTACTATGACATCCCCCACAAGCTTGTGGCTCGCGGACTGCGAGCGCATCATGAAGCTGATATTCCATGAGAGTAACTTCTACAACTCTATCGCTACCTTCTACTACGACCTTGTCATCTTCGGCACAGCCTCGATGCTTGTCTACGAAGACTTCGACAACGTCATCCAGTGCTACAACCCCTGCGCTGGCGAATACTACATCGACATCGACGGCAAGTACCGCCCCACGGTCTTCTACCGTGAGTTCACCATGACCGTCGCCGCTGTCGTTGACGAGTTCGGCTACGACAACTGCCCCGCATCAGTCCAAGGACTATACGATGAAGCAACTGGAGCCAACCTTACGCGAGAGCTTATCATCGCTCACTCGATTGAACCCAATGACGATGGCCGCGCCCGCGAGTTCGGCTTTAGCGAGGAGTTCCGCTTCCGTGAAGCCTACTGGGTCTGGGGCGGATCAAGCTCTCCTCAAGGCGCAGGCTCCCCAGTCGGCTTCCTTCGCAAACGTGGATACTTCGAACAACCCAACATCACAGTCCGCTGGGACCTTGTCTCCAATGACGCCTACGGTCGTTCGGTGGCTATGGATGCCCTCCCCGACCAAAAGCAACTCCAGCTTGAGTCTCGGCGCAAGGCTCAGGCTATTGATAAGATGGTCAATCCCCCTCTGGTCGCTGACATCCAGCTTAAGAACCAACCAGCGAGTCTGCTGCCTGGTGGGATCACCTATGTCTCCGGCTATGCCCAAAGTGGCAAGCCCGGCTTCGCCTCAGTCTACGACACCAAGTTCCCCATCGGCGAAATCACCGAGGACATGAACGAAGTTCGGGAGCGGATCAAGAAGACCTTCTTCAACGATCTGTTCCAAACGATCTCGCAGTACCAGACCCGAAGCAACGTCAGTGCTACTGAGATCGACGCCCGCAGAGCCGAGTCGATGATTATGCTCGGCCCAGTCTTCGACCGTATCGACCACGAAGGGCTGGCGGTACTCATTGACCGCGTCTTCGCCATCGCCGCTCGCGCGAAGATCTTCGGCCCTGCCCCGCCAGAGCTTCAAGGCAAGGCCATCGAGATCGAGTTCGTGTCGATGCTGGCCACCGCCCAGTCGGCCGCCGAGTCTTCCGGTATCGAACGCCTCTTCCAGATCACCGGCGGCCTTGTTGGCGTCGACCCTGCGGTTATGGACAACATTGACATTGACTTTGCTATTGACAAGTACAGTTCCCTACTCCAGAATGATCCTAGAATGATCCGATCTCCGGAGCAGCTTGCCCAGATCCGCCAGCAGCGCGAGCAAGAGAAGCAGCAAATGGCCCAAGCCGAGCAGGCTGAGAAGCTAGCCGCAGGTGCCAAGACCCTGGCCGATACCAAGATCGGTGGCCAGAACGCCCTTGAGCGGATGACCGGAGTGCTGCCCGCATGACCAGCTACAACGCAGGTGAGCGCAAGGACGTTCGCCAAGCCGAGAAGGCCCAGGCTCTGGCCGAGGCTGGACGCAAGGAGATCATCACCCTCCTGATGTCCACCACCCCAGGTCGAGCCTGGGTTCTCTATCTCTTGGAAGCAGCGCACATCTTCACCACCTCGTTCGACCGCGACGCTATCGCTATGGCCTTCTCCGAGGGAGAGCGGAACCAAGGCCTGATACTTCTCAATGACGTTCTTCTAAACTGCCCTGACTCGTACATCCTCATGCTGAGAGAGCGAAATGAGCGACACCTTGCAAGCGAACGCACCCGACGCCCGAACTCCAACGGGGGAGATCAAGGACCAGACGCCACCTCCGGAGACGAAGACACCATCACCTCCGACGCCTCAGACACCACCCACTGAGACGAAAGCCGAGCCGGAGCCCAAGTCGGTCCTCAACCAAGACGTGCCGCTGGGCGCGCCGGAGAAGTACGAATACACCGTCCCCGAAGGTGTGACTGTCCCGGACGGGGCCAATGAACTGTTCAAGGGCATGAACCTGTCGAATGACCAAGCCCAGAAGTTCGTGGACTTCTACCTCGCCCAGGCTGGCAAGCTTTCCGAGGCCGCGAATGAGTCCGCCTCCGCGATCCGCACCTCTTGGCAAGCCCAGGTTAAGGCCGACCCCGATATCGGTCCGCGCCTTCCTGCGGTCAAGCAGACAATCGCTGCGGCGCTGGATGTCATCGGCGACGCCAAGCTCGCTGCGGACTTCCGCACCGCTATGGACTTCACCGGCGCTGGGGACAACCCAGCGTTCGTCAAGACCCTTTACAAGCTGGCCCAGATGGTCACCGAACCGCGCAGGCACGTTGCCGGTGGTGGCCCTGTGCCCGTCAAAGCCCCAGGCCAAGGACCGCCTTCGGCTGCGAAAGCCCTTTACCCTAACCTCGCCTGACCCTGCCACAGATGTGGATGACCGGCTATGCCTAGATGGGTTTGCGATCCGCGCCTGCACCTTAACCCGCTCTCAGGAGCCGCCTAATGGCAACCCTCGGCGCTACGGCGCTAACCTACGCCGACTGGGCCAAACGTCTCGATGATAACTATCGCGTAGCGATGATCATCGAGCTTCTGTCCCAGACGAACGAGATCCTCGACGACATGATGGTCGTCGAAGGCAACCTCCCCACTGGTCACAAGACCACTGTGCGAACAGGCCTCCCACAAGCTACGTGGCGTCTGCTCAATCAGGGCGTTCCCAACGCCAAGTCGACAACCGCTCAGATCGTCGACACCTGCGGGAACCTCGAAACCTACGCCGTGATCGACAAGGACATCGCTGACCTCAACGGCAACACCGCTGAGTTCCGTCTGTCCGAAGTCAAGGCCTTCCTCGAAGGCATGTCGCAGCAGGTCGCCGCGACGATCATCTACGGCAACCAAGCCACGAACCCGGAGCGTTTCACCGGCTTCGCCCCCAGGTATTCGACGGTCACCGCTGCTTCGTCGAACACCGCTGCGAACGTCCTCGACGCAGGTGGCACCGCCTCGGTGAACACCTCGATCTGGATCGGCGTGTGGGGCTCCGACACCCTCCATGCGACCTTCCCGAAAGGCAAGATCACCGGTCTCCAACACCGGGACATGGGCGAGTGGCCGGTCACCGACGCCGCCAGCAACACCTACCAGGCCTACCGAGACCACTTCAAGTGGGAGATCGGCATGGTCCTGCGGGATTGGCGCTATGTGGTCCGCATCTGCAACGTGGATGTGACTCAGCTGACCGGCGTCTCAGCCGCGAACCTGATCAACCTCATCGTCAGAGGCTTGTATAGGCTCCCCACGGCACCCACAGGGGCTACGACTATCCAGACCTCCGATACCCCTGAGGTTCGGGCCAACATGGGCCGCACGGTGATCTACTGCAACCGTGTCATCCGCACCTATCTCGACCTTCAAGCGATGAACAAGACCAACGTCTTGCTCCGCATCGAAGAGTTCGATGGCAAACCTGTCACGACGTTCCGTGGCATCCCGGTTCGCACCTGCGACGCGATCCTCAACAACGAAGCGCGAGTAACCTGATATGATCCTCGATGCATCTCTCCAGTTCACTGGCTATCCTGCCACTGGTGGCATCGTAGTCACCGGTACCAACTTCGACCTACCGACGACGGGCACTCAGAACTCGTCGAACGTCATCGACCTCCACGGCACTGGCCTCCTTCCGGTTCTAGCGAACCTCTCGGGCGCCAGAGACATGGGTATCGGCGATGATCCGGCGTTGAAGCTCCTGGTGGTGGTCACCACGGCAATCGCCGGAGGCACAACCTTGCAGATCGTTCTCCAAGGCGCAACCGACAACGGCTCCGGCTCGCCAAACGCCTACTCCGATTGGTGGGTCTCTCCAGTCTACGCCGAAGCAACCCTTGTCCAGGGCGCTCGCCTGATGGACATGGACTTCCCCCGGCCACCGGCTGGCATAGCCATTCCCAGGTTCGTTCGCCTGGGCTATGTCTCGACCGGTACCCACAACGCCGGTGCCCTTGGTGCATGGATCGTCCTCGATCGCATGGACCAGATGTACCAGTCAACAGGTAACGCCCGCTTGGGCGGCTATCCTGCTGGCATCACTGTGGCCAACTAGCATGAGAACAATCCGCACTATTGGATTGGTGGTGGGGGCCCTCTTGGCCCTTGCCATTCCCTCCTCTGGGCAGGTGGTCCAGAACCAAGTAACCGGGAACGAGGTCTGGGTCGCTGGGCAAGGCCCTGGCGGTCCAGGCAACTTCCTGAACATCGGCGGTGTCAGCAATCGCGCTGCCATTGCTCTTGTCTCCGGTTCTGGCGCTGCAACCACCACCATGACGCAGGCCCAGT